TATGCCCCATTTTCTGGTCACCAAAGCGAATAATCTTAATACTACCATCTTTTTCCCGAATAGCTACAATAGCTTTTTTAGTCGGGTGGTCTGGAGTGCGCGTAGGTTTATTAAGACCAGAAAGCCCATACTTCTTTAGTTTATTTTTATCAGATTCACTAAGGGCCAATTTAAAATACCTTTAATTTAATTCTTTAGTGTTAGGGAGTGTTTCCCCCTGCGGGGCAAAACACTTATAGCATATCTTGATATAAAAGTCAAGCAATTTTTTTACTTTGACCACTCTCTTCTGATGTATTTTTGCAACAGTACGCTTTTGATAAGCAAGTCTTTGTTGCTAGGGCTTGAGTTGTCTGTGACTAAACCTCTACTAATTTGCACTACATCATTGAGGTGTTTTAGCATGTAGGCTTGTTCAAAACTAATGTTAGAAGAAAACCAACCAATGATGTTTTGTCGTGTACCTTTAGTAACTTCTTGGACCGCATGAGGATACATAACAGGAAATACTATGATCTGTCCAGTCTGTAGCTTGTGTGCTACTCGGCCACCATCACCATCAACAACAAACTCACCACCCTCGTAGTCGTTATTAAGAGCAATTGAAAACCCAAAATTGTTTGCCATTCCGGTCATAGAGTTTTCAAAAGGGTCTACATGAAAGTCGTAGAAATCTCCGGGGCCGTACTTGTTAACAATTTGCATGTTAACCATAGAAGGATTATAAATATTGTTAAGCGTTGTATTAGAAAGAAATACGCCGGATATATATTTTCCTAAAACTGTGTCAACAGGCGTTTCTTTATTTTCTTTAATGCTGTATAGCTTGCTTATGTTTTGCGTTTGCTTTCCGTCAGCGTAGCTAACCTCATTAAGTTCTTTTTTACAAAATGCAATATCTTCGTCAGTCAATAATTGAAAAATCATTTTACTTACCCCATAACTTTTTTAGATACGTTTGAACTAAAGTAGACTTAACAAACATATCTTTATCTGTAGTCATCAGTGAGGCGTTAACTTCATATAAATTTTTTAAAATAAATGCTTGCTCGTAAGTAACATTAGAAGAAAACCAACCAATAATGTTTCTTCGTGTGCCGCCTGTAACCTTTTGTACTCCGTGAGGATATATAATAGGAAAGATAGCAATTTCACCAGCAAGAAGTTTGTGAGCAATTGGTCCTACGTCAGTGTGTAGTAAAAACTCTCCACCATCGTAGTTGCTAGTCATAGAAATAGAAAAACCGTAGTCAAAAAAAACATTATTTGATTTTGGCATTGCTTTAAAAGCATCTACATGAGTATCGTAGTAATCCCCTTTTTCGTACTTATTGTAGAAATTTACTGAAACTCTATTGGGACAATAAACAGAATCTATAAAGGCATTGTTGTATAGTAGGTTAACTAAATACTTTTTAATGTCTTCAGGTACAGCAGAGGTTTGTTCGTTCTGTTTTACCTTGTAGTGTTTACTTAGAGGTTGAGTAAGATTTCCATTATCGTAGTCTTTATCTTTAACTGTAACATTACACTTCTTTAACGCATCTTCGTCTAGTAGCTTTAAAAAAAACATATGTACCCCACAAGTTGAACATAGCAAAAAGGGGCAGGGTTTTTATAAGGAACCCTGCAAAACCTTTAGACAGATTAAGTGCCCGTCGAAACCGTAGCGGATTCAATCGGATTCTTAGAAATGTCAACAAGAACAGCATGAGCGCGGAAACGCCAAGCAGTCGTCTTAGACGAACCAGCGTCGATCACAAGAAGATCAAGGGTGTCTGCTGCCGTAACTGCATTACTGTGAAGCGCCGTCGTGCTAAAGCCAGTGAAGCCAGTGGCATCAGAGTCGCCACCGTCAATAAGAGCATCAGCAGTCAATGCACCACTAGTAACACCAACGTCAAAAGTGATCTGTTCGTTGCCCGAAGCTTCGAGAACTTCGATAGCCCCACCAATAATCATCGTATCGGCAGGAAGATCAATCAACTGAACAATGTCACCTTGTTCTAGGTCCGTGTTATCAACTGCGTCGTAAACCGGCGAAGTAATAACATATGCTTTGAGTGCACTAGCCGGATGACCGACAGTGCCCCCAGTTGAGGAAGTGCGATTATAAGTAGCCATTTTCTATGCCCTCCTTTAACTGTCTAGATCGGTTACACCGACGAGAGCGCCAGTAAAACCAGTTCCAGAATCACGGAGAACCTTACGTCCGAAAACGTGAAGGCCACGAACAATGTCAGCAAAGCTGTTAGGATCGCGGACAACTTCAGTCTTGGCAATCGCAGAGGCAGTAGCAACTGCACTCATGTGACCGGCAAGAGCGAAAGATTCTCCACTAGTAGCAACAGGACCAAACGTAGCCGTCGCTGCTGACCCAAGTGAGCCAACAACCATCGCATTCGATTGGTAGAGAGTAAAGCCATGAATCTTACGATTGGTAACTTGACCATTCATAAGAGGACTCATTGACTCACCCGTAACACTTGCGTCCATCAATTTGGAATCAGCTTGACGAAGAACTTCGTAGAATTGCGGCGGGGCCACAAACCAACGATTGTCTTCAGGAACATCCTGTTCGTCAAGAAGACGAGCAAACTTAGCAATGTAGTTAGCAAGCTCGTCACCAGTGTTGCCCGAAACAGCAGAACCAGCAGTACCAAGGCCACTACCAGCGGTAGCGTTGTCAGCAATAGCCTTTAGAACATTGTAGTCATACTGCTTTTTAAGGGCATACGCGCCAGAAGAAGTGGCAAGAGCCTCAAAGTTTACGTGGCTCTGACGCTCTTCAATGTCGTCAACCTTAAAAGCGAAGTAGTTGCCCTGATCGACTGTGAGAGTAGTCTCAGCATCCGTCAGGTCTTGGGGGTTAACTGTAGCACCGCGAGTGTACGCAGAAACCGTAATCGTCGGTTCCTTAATAATCTTCACAGTGTCGCCAAAATTCTCAATTTCTCCCGCGTAGTCGGTGTTAGTGATTGCTTCTGCAACCGATGCACGACGGAAGTATTTAAGAACCTTTTGGCTATAGATGGCTGGGACGAAATTACCGTTAGGTAGGTTTTCGTAACCAGCCGAAACTGAGTAAGCCATAATAGTCTCCGTTAAAGTTTTTGGTTAAGGTCTAATTCTTCCTTCTCGATTAGCCTGTTCCAATTCTTTTTCTAATTTAGCGAATTGTTCTGGGCGCATTCGAGAGATTTCATCAGAAGTCCAAATCTTTTTGTCTCCCTGTGGGTCTGCAATTTCACGGGTAGTACTAGAAGTCCGTACTTGCTTTGCCGCAGAGTTAGTGTTTGACCGTTTAGATTTGGTTTTTAAAATACCCTTGTCCGCTTTATAAAGGTCTAAGGTACGAGCGGCCCATTTAACGTCTGTTGCGTTTTGTGTCACGCCGTTTGAAATGCTTTCAGGCTGTTCTTCTAACCAATCAATAAAGTCCTGATTGTCTTTAAGTTCAACAAAATCAGGGTGAATAGCTAAAAGTTCTTTCTGTGCATTTCTACGTTCCAGATCACGCTCACGATCACGGAGGATTTCAAGATGTTCCTCAATGTCGCTTACACGAGAATCTGCTTGCATGTGTGCAACAGTCTCCACAATTCCAAAGATGTCAGGGTATTCCTCTTTAAACTTTGCAAGGTCTTCCTGACTTTTTGGCAACTTGATGTTTTCTTTCTTTGCCTGTTTACTAGAAACAAGCAAGTCTTCTTTTTCTTGTCGCCAATCCGATAACTTCTGATCGTAGTGTTTCTTGAGATCATCGTATCGTTTTTTAAAATTGTGGTTATCGTTATCGGTCTTGCCTACTTTTGCCTTACCTTCCAGAGTAGCCGATGCCTCGGTGTCCGTAGGTTCGTCAGGTTCGTCAAGACGAGTCCGATAGTTATTTTGGTATGGGGTAGGTTCGTTTAGTTCCTCGTTTGAGTTAGGGGTATCAATCATAGTCACCTCCATGCGGGGCCATATCTCTATGGGTAGCCACGGTTGGTCTTAAAATGACAGGGCCAGAACATTACGTTCTAGGTGGCTGTCGGAATTTTTGTGTTATTTAGGTATGTTAAAGCCTGTAAAACCTTCGCTAGGTACGGTTGGCACACGCATTTGATCTATTCTGGTATCGTAGATAGCCTTTTGTTTTTTCGCGTTTTCAGCGTTTTGTTTTGCAGCCCGTTGACCAACGCTTTCGGAAGATTTAACAGGAAGCGGGACAAAGCTATCACTTAGTTCCTCAGACATGTTTTGAGTAGCTACGCTACTAACATACTGTTCACCAAGTAATTTAAGTAATTTACTGTTTGCTTTTGCTCTGTTTGGAACTTGCTTAACGTAACTAGAAGGAGTATTTTTGTTTGCACCAATTAAAAGTTCTTTACTAGCTTTGTCAAAATTTCGTTCACTGAGTGCTTCTCCAAATCTACCTTTTATAAATTCGTCAAAACCACTGGGTGTCATATTAAATTTCATATCAACAATAACTTCTCTGAGCGGTTCGTAGTTAACATTACTTTTAGCTTTTTCTGTTACCCAATCATTTGCTTCTTGTAAGCGTTTCTGATGATGCTCTATATAATCTGCTGGTAAAACACGTTCTAAATTTCTTAATGGGTGATCGTCTGGTAAAGCGTCTTGATTTATGCCCCCAATAGTTCGACGGGGGGGATCTGAATTATCCATGTAAGATACAAGATACCTGCCATCATAAACTACTTGCCCAGCAACTTTATGCTCTTCATTACCCTTAATAATGTTTGCTGTAGCTTGTGCATCACCGCCACCCATTTCAAATTGAAATGTTCTGTCGTTAGCTAATGTTTCTCTTGCGTCTAAGTCTTCTTGTAATCTTTGTGATGCAGCAGCTATTTTGCCTTCTGTATTTATCTGTTCTTCGGGAGAATTTACTTTTTTTCCATCCGCTAACCCAACCCTAGACTTTTTTTTTGCGTCGTTTGGTCGCAAGAAAGACTGGGATTGCTGTGGGTTAGAATCAACAGCATTAGGAAAGGGAGTGCCCATAGTCGCTTGCTGCGGCTGTGCATAATTGTACTCTCCTACGAAACCACCTTGTGCCCTAGCTTGAGTTTTACGCGCTTTAAAAATATTTCCGGGGTCTGGCATTGTTTCATCAGAATACGCAGGGTCCATGTTTCCCGGCACAAAAGGAGCAGCAAAGTTCTTTTTTGGTGGTTTTTCTTTTTTCATACGTTCTGAAAGAGACGGTGGAGCATCCCTTAAAACAGCTTCTCCACTAAGTCGCTCAGGAAAATCATCTGCCGTTGATTCAAAAGAACCACCAAACATGTCAGAAACGTAGTTATTGTCGCCAAACTGAGACATAAAGTTTTGTAGTGTTTCAATAAGCCCAACCTTTGGGGCTGGCACTGCCGCAGTACCCTCTGCATACGGCACTCGACCGCCGCCCATCATCCCCATCATAGCCATAGCTTGCTGCTCAGACTGCACAGGAGCCTGTGGTGGCCCTGCTTGCTCTTGTGGCATGGGTGCCCCCATGAAGCCCTCTGGAGGCTGCTGAGAGGGCTGTGAGGGCTGCTGCTGCGCCTCTGCCTGTTGCTTTTCTTGCGCCTGTTGCTTCTGAAGGTAGGCACGGCCACGCTCGTTCATGTCCTCAAGCTTCTTGTAGCCAATCTTCTCCGCAACCTCTGGTGGGATAACATACTCGCCATTGGAGATAGCCACCGGCACATCATCCTCTGGATTGGGGTCTTCCATGCTAATCTGGACGCCTTCTGAAAGAAGCTCGTTAACAGCATCATTAATTAGCTTGTCAATGGTTTCTGTGCCATGAAGGCGGATAGCTGCTGCGTTAATGACAACAGTACCTTCGGGCAACTCCGTGGGAACACCGTCGTCAACAGGACCGCCGCCATTGGGTACATCTACCATGCCCATTGGTGCGCCGTTAACAACATCGCCAGCAACTGCCTCGGGTGGTACATTGCCCTCACCATCAACCGGCACCATGCCACCTTCTTGAAAACCAATATTTTCCATAAAACTAGGTTTTTTGCTTTTACGCAGTCTTTTAGCTTGATTTTGTTTTTCTTTTCTAATAATGGCACTTTCAACTACGCGAGGAAGATTTCTTTTTGCTTCTGCTCCTTCCATAACTACTTTTTTAGAACTAGCTTTTGTTTTTTCGCTGTACTCAGGTTCTATACGTAAAGGTTTTTCACTGCGATCTTGACCATATGTAGCTACTTGTTCAGGATGACCGTCAGTACCAACAAGCTCCCTAACCATCGGATCAAGCTTGTCGTAGTTTTTAATAATATAATTGCCAGCAAATCGACCTGTGTTGCCACCCAACATCCTAAGAGCTTTTTCCTCTGCACTACCACTAACCATGCCAAACTCAGGGCCACCAGCTTTACCGTCAAGAATTTTTCTCAGGGCAAGCTGCACCTTTCCTTGGTCAGCTTCCTCGTTTTTCCCGGTCAAGCGTTGTTTGAGAGGGTCGAAGCTATTTAGATAATCTGGTAGCATCTACTTGCCTTTCATAGACATGAAGGAATTTTTGTTCTTGGTTTTGTATTTGGATTTGGTTACAGTGCCGCCGGATGCAAAGATACCGTATCCGTCATCGGGCGTAGACCCCGGCGCAGCAGCATCCCCACCGCCACTACCAGTACCGCCCGGACCACTATAACTGGGGGTACCAGCATTAATGCTAACATCATAATCAGAAACAGCAGGAGCGGT